TTGTAGGCAACCGGCCTATTTTGCTAGATGATGCAACGTACTACCGTGACGCAAGCACAAACGTTTCTTACGGCATAAAAATGATTAACCAACAGCAATACGATGGTATTGCTGTGAAGACAGTAACATCTACTTACCCGCAAGTGTTGTTTATCAACATGACATATCCAGACGTTGATATGTACATCTACCCCAAGCCCACGCGGGACTTAGAGTGGCACTTTGTCAGTGTTGAAGAATTGGATCAGCCTGCTACGTTACAGACGGTATTGGCATTCCCGCCAGGCTATCTGCGTGCGTTTACCTATGCGTTGGCGATGGAAATCGCGCCTGAGTTTGGTGTTGAGCCAAGTCCCCAAGTGCAGCGCATCGCTATGACCAGCAAGCGCAATCTGAAGCGCATCAACAACCCTGACGATGTGATGTCAATGCCTTATGCTATTGTGGCCACTCGCCAGCGTTTCAACATCTACGCTGGTAACTATTGATGTTGATTGCGCTTGATTACGACAAAACTTACACCGCCGATCCGGCGTTGTGGGATGATTTTGTTCAATTAGCGCAAAATCGTGGGCACACAGTAAAAATTGTCACAATGCGTACACCAGTCGAAACAATTGTCAATGCCCCAATTGAAGTTGTTTACACTAGCCGAAAAGCAAAATCGTCTGTAATCAACGCCGACATTTGGATTGATGACAGCCCACAGTGGGTCTATCAGGATTCTCTATGAAGACGCCAATCCTTGGTTCATCCTATGTGGCACGCAGCATCAATGCTGCGGATGCTAGGATGGTTAATTTGTTTCCTGAGATTGTTCCCGAGGCGGGAAAAGAGCCTGCATTTTTACAACGGGCACCAGGCTTAAAGTTGCTTAACACAGTTGGCACTGGCCCAATTCGAGGCCTATGGGCGTTTTCATCAAACGATGGCACTGCTTTTGTTGTGTCCGGCCTTGAACTTTATAGGATCAACAACGCATACACCGCCACGCTACTTGGCACTGTCAGTGGCACTGGCCCTGTCAGTATGGCTGACAACGGCACGCAATTGTTTATCGCCTGCAATGGCCCAAGTTACATCTACAACAACACCACAAGTGTGTTTGGTGCCATTACAGACCCCGATTTCCCTGGCGCTGTGACAGTGTGTTATCTGGATGGTTACTTTGTTTTTAATCAACCAAACAGCCAGTTAATGTGGGTTACCGCAATCCTTGACGGCACAAACATTGACGCGCTTGATTTTGCCAGCACAGAAGGTTCTCCTGATGGCTTAATTGCAGTGGCGTCCAACTTCCGCGAAGTCTGGGCCTTTGGCACAAACTCAATTGAAGTTTGGTACGATGTTGGCGGTACGGGTTTTCCCCTGCAACGTATTCAAGGCGCTTTTAATGAGTTAGGTTGCGCCGCCCCGTATTCGGTGGCCAAGATGGACAATGGTTTGTTCTGGCTTGGCCGTGACCGCCGTGGTCAAGGTATTGTTTACCGTGCAAATGGCTACGCTGGTGTGCGTATTTCTACTCATGCAGTGGAATGGCAGATTCAACAATACGCTGATATGTCGGATGCTATTGGCTACACGTACCAGCAAGATGGCCACAGCTTTTATGTGCTGATTTTTCCTTCGGCCAACACCACATGGGTCTACGACGCCGCAACCCAAGCATGGCATGAACGTGCCGGTTTTGTTGATGGTCAATTTACTCGCCATCAATCAAATTGCCAAATGGCGTTTCAAAACAAAATTGTTGTTGGCGACTTTCAAAACGGCAACATCTATGCGTTTGACTTGGACAACTACACCGACAACGGTAGCATTCAAAAATGGTTGCGGTCTTGGCGTGCGCTGCCCCAAGGAACAAATAACTTACACCGCACAGCCCAGCACAGCCTCCAACTAGATGCTCAAACTGGCGCATATTTGCCAGATGTTAATGTTGACATCACAGGCACTGACGATGTATTCATAGTATCTGAAGCCAGTGCTTTTTTGTTGACTGAATCCAATATATACCTAATTGACCAAGTTGGTCAAAACATAAACCCGCAACCAAGCGTCATGCTACGTTGGTCGGATGATGGCGGCCACACTTGGTCCAATGAACATTGGAAAGGCATGGGCGCTGTAGGACAATATTTCTACCGCACAATCTGGCGCAGGTTGGGCATGACCGTTAAGTTGCGGGATCGTGTTTACGAAGTGTCGGGCACTGATCCAATTAAGATTGCGATCATGGGCGCTGAACTTGTTTTAACTCCAACCAATGCTTAGCCCTAACGCCACGCCAACACCAATCACGCCGCCGCGAGTGCCGTTGGTGGACCCACGCACGGGTTTAATTGACCGTGCTTGGTACATGTTTTTTGTGTCGCTAATTAACGCAGCCACATTGGTATACGACGGCGACCTTGGCCCAAGTCCTGAGTCTTTAATTTCATCTTACGATGCGGCTTTGCAAGCATTGGCGCAAAATGTTGACACACAGCCGTTGCCCGTTGATTTGAGCGCTGAATTGACCAAACAGATTGAGGCGGCTGGCTTGGCAAACTATGCAACTGGTTTGCTGTCGCAAATAGCCGAGATGCAAAAGCAGATTGAGGCACTTAATCTTTTACCTGCGCCGTTGCCAGGCCCAATCACTAACGGTACATCTCTTTTGTATGGAGATGGTTCTGGCGGTTTTAGCAATGCCACAACAGGTTCCGGCGTCAGTTTTGTAGCTGGCGTTTTAAGCGCCACTGGTTCTGGCGGCACGATTACTTCGGTGACGGCCACTGCGCCAATTGCGTCTTCTGGTGGTTTTACACCCGACATCAGCATTAACGCTGCCTATGGCGACACTGTAAATCCTTACGCCGCTAAGACAGCCAATTATGTCTTGGCTGGCCCCACATTAGGCGCTGCTGCTGCGCCCACGTTCAGGGCTTTGGTGGCCGCTGACATTCCTTCTCTGTCTTATGTTACTTCGGTGACGGGCACATCACCTGTCGTGTCTTCTGGTGGCACTACGCCTGCTATCAGTATGCCCGCAGCTAGCGCATCAGTGAATGGCTATCTTACATCTGCTGATTGGACTACGTTTAACGGTAAACAACCTGCAGGCACTTACGTTACGTCAGTAACGGGCACAGCGCCTGTTGTATCTTCAGGAGGCACAACACCAGCCATTAGCATGGCCGCAGCCAGCGCCAGCACAAACGGTTATTTAACTTCTACAGACTGGTCTACATTTAACAACAAAGGTTCGGGCACGGTCACATCAGTGGCGGCTTCTGTACCATCATTCTTGTCTATTGCTGGCAGCCCAATCACCACATCAGGCACCTTGGCAATTGGCTTGTCTGGTACAGCATTGCCCACCACATCGGGCGGTACAGGGCTTACATCGTTTACCGCTAACGGTGTGGTCTACGCCTCGTCCACCAGTGCTTTAGCTACTGGCTCTGCGTTTGTGTTTGATGGTGCAAATGTAAGTATTACTGGAACAGGGTCAAGCAATACAGGTATCCTTAAAATAAATGCCACTGACGTAGCCAGCACGTTTGTATGGGCTTCACAATCATTTATTTCCGGAATGACAGCAGGCCAACATCTTATCCACATGATTGGCAGATCTGGTTCTTCTTACAATGCTGGATATATTGGGTATAAATACAGCAGTTTAGGATCCACATCTAATGTTTTAACATTTGGACATTATGCTTCAGATGATTTAATGACTTTAGATGGTTCTGGCATTGTTACCATGCGGGCGTACGGCGCTGGCGCGGCGACATTTTCGGCTGCTGGCGTAATCTCGTCAGTATCTGACGAAACATGGAAAATCAAAGATGGCATTCCGGCTGACCCCGATGCCATGCTTAAAAAGTTGCAGCCTGGCTATTGGTATTACAATGACGAAAAGAAAAAAATCTTTGGAACTCAAAGAGAGTTGGGGTTTTATGCCCAGAACGTCAACGCTGCGATTGGCCCTGAAGCTGCTCCAGAACCCGAAGAAGGAAAGCCTTGGGGCTACTACGACCGTTCTGTTTTAGCCGTGGCTGTCATGTCTTTGCAGAAAGCACTTGATACCATTGATTCACTTACAGCCCGTATTGCGGCATTGGAGCAAAAATGACTGTCACAGTTAAAGTTCTCGTACCGGCTAAATTTGCCGAAAACGCTCAAACAACCCAGTACACAGCGACTGGCGTTACCGCAATTATTGACAAATTTACGGCCACTAACATCAGCGCCACAGCAGCGACGATCAGCGTAAACTTAGTCACATCGGCTGGATCGGCTGGCAATACCAACTTGATCACCAAAACCAAAACGCTTCAGGCATCTGAAGTTTATACGTTTCCTGAACTTGTTGGCCAAGTGCTTGGTGTCAGTGACTTTATCAGTACAATTGCAGGCACTGCCAGCGCCATCAACATTCGCGTTTCTGGGCGTGAAGTGACCTAATCGGAGATATTCAAATGCCATCTGTTTCCCTTTCCCCCGCACCAAAACTTCAGTTCTTTGGCACCGATGGCAACTTTTTGGTGGGCGGCAAGGTATATACCTATGCCGCTGGCACCACCACGCCGCTGACGACTTACTATGATTCGACGGGTACAGCGGCCAATACCAACCCAATTATCTTAGACACCCGAGGTGAGGCCAACATTTGGCTGACTTCTGCTGCGTACAAGTTTGTCCTTAAAACATCCACTGACACCTTAATCTGGACAGTCGACAACATCACCAACATTGAAAATTTAAAAGTTTACGTAGCTGCTCAACTGGCAGCATTTGAAGCCGATCTAGCTAATACCACAGACGCCGCCAAAGGCGATGCTTTGGTGGGGTTTAGGCAATCAAATGCCAGCGGAGTTTTAGCTAACGCTGTTGGGCGCACAGTACATCAAAAACTGCAAGAAA